CATCGGCCAGGACGAGATCGATCTTCGCACGGGCCGCTACAACCGGCCCGCCGCCGACCGTGCCCATCTCCTGATGGACATGAATGCGGTTCTCATCGGCCTGTCGCCCGAGTTGCGACAGGTCGCCGACATGCTGCGGACGCAGTCTGTTGCCGAGGTCGCCCGCGATCTTGGCATCCCGCGCCGCACGTTCCGCGACCGGCATCTGGCGCAACTGCGCGAGGCCTTCGCGGCAAACCGCATGGACGACTACCTGCGCTGAACGCGCTCTCCGCCAGTTCGCCCCTGCGCCGGGTAAGTAACAGAAGGCGGCCAGGGGCAACTGGCAGGAGTCACCAACGCGAAAGGAGCTCGTCATGGACAGCAATATCGATCTCAACATTCTGGAATCCGAGCCCGCCGCGCAGTACCACGCCCAGGCGGATCGGTTCCTGAGCAGCCACCAGCTCTTGGACTTCATCAAATGCCCGTGGCTGCACCGCAAAAAGGCTGTTGGCCTGGTCGAAGAGACCGACTCGGCCAGCTACGTCATCGGACGCGCCGCGCATGTCCGCATCCTCGAAGGGCGGGACGCCTACGAGGCGGCGTTCGCGCTTGGCGGCCCGATCAATGAGAAGACCGGCAAGCCGTTCGGCGCGGGCACGAAGGCCTTTGCCGAGTGGGCTGAGACCCAGGGCAAGCCGGTCCTGTCGCACGACCAGGTCGATCTGGTCGAGCAGATGGCGTCCGGCGTGGCGATGAACGACGAGGCCGTGGCGCTCCTGCTCTACGGCCGCGCCGAGGGCGTCGCGCGGGCCGAGTACTGCGGCACGCCCTGCCAGATCCGTATCGATTGGTTGCATCCGCATCGCGGCATCGTCGACTTCAAGACTGCCGACGACCTAACCTGGTTCGAGGCTGACGCCCGGCGCTACGGCTACCACCGGCAGGTCGCCTTCTACCGGGCCGTCCTGGCCCAGGTCCTCGGCGGCACGCTGGTCCCCGTCCACCTGATCGCGGTCGAGAAGAAGGAACCGTTCCGCTGCGGGGTCTGGCGCGTCGGCGACGACACGCTCGCCCAGGCGCAGCGCGAGAACGAGGCCGCGATCCGGCGTCTGCTCGTCTGCCGCGAGCGCGATGAGTGGCCCACCGGCTACGAGGAAATCCGCGTGTTGGACGTGCCGTAGGGGCGCGTCTGGACGCGGGATGAAACCACCACAACGAGAAGGAGAGAAGCACTATGACCATGTTGCAGCAGATTCACCGGGGACGCAGGCACAACCCGCCGCGCCTCCTGATCTACGGAACCGAGGGTATCGGCAAGTCCACCACGGCGGCCGCCGCGCCCAGGCCGATCTTCATCCCCACCGAGGACGGCCTCGACCAGATCGAGTGCGCCAGTTTCCCGTTGGCGACCCGGCTGGCCGATGTCGACGCGGCGCTGCGCACGCTGATCCAGGAGAAGCACGACTTCGAGACGGTCGTGATCGACTCGGCCGACTGGCTCGAGCGCCTGGTCTGGGACGCGCTCTGCGAACAGTACGGCGTCAACAGCATCGAGAAGGTCGATGGTGGCTACGCCAAGGGCTACACCCACGCCCTCACGCACTGGCGCAAGCTGCTGGGCGATCTCAACACGCTGCGCAACCAGCGCGGCATGTGCGTGATCGTCCTGGCGCATGCCAAGGTCGAGAAGTTCGAGGACCCCGAGTTCAGCGCCTATGACCGCTACTCGCCGCGCCTGCACAAGCACGTCACGGCGCTGCTGACGGAGTGGTCCGATGCGGTGCTGTTCGCCACGCGCAAGATCATCACCAAGACCGAGGACGGCGGGTTCGGGCGCGAGCGCACCATCGCCGCCGGTCTCGGCAAGGATGGCGGCGAGCGCATTCTCCGCACCGTGGGCAGTCCGGCCTGCGTGGCGAAGAACCGGTACGACCTGCCCGCCGAAATTCCCCTCTCGTGGCCCGCGCTGATGAAGGCGCTGGTCGCCAGCCCGATGTCCGCGTCCGGGACGGTCCCGGCGCGGGGTAACGAGTCCGAAACCACCAAGAGCAAGGAGTAACGAGTCATGGCAAACCTGAATGGATTCAACGCAGCCGAAGTCGAACCGACCAGCAACTTCGATCCGCTTCCGGCGGGCAAGTACCTGGCCGCGATCACCGAGACCGAGATGAAGCCCACGAAGAACGGGAGCGGGAACTACCTGCAACTCACGTTCACGATCATCGATGGCCAGTACAAGAACCGCGTGCTCTGGGCCCGGCTCAACCTCAACAACCCGAACGCCACGGCGGTGAAGATCGCGCGGTCGGAGCTGTCGGCCATCTGCCACGCGGTGGGCGTCATGCAGCCTCGTGACAGCGTCGAGCTGCACAACCTCCCGCTGGTGATCGTCGTGAAGCTCAAGAAGCGCGAGGACACCGGCGAACTCACGAACGAGATCAAGGGCTACGAGCGGAGGGCTTCCGCCGGGCAGGCACAGCAGGCCCCGGTGACCGACAACACGCCGCCGTGGAAGCGGTAAGGAGGGCGTCATGCCGCTGACGCTTCCTTACCCGCCCAGCGTGAACCACTACTGGCGGCGGGTTGGGCTGCACACCCTGATCAGCCGGGAGGGCCGGACGTTCCGACAGAACGTCTGCGCCCTCCTCGGTGGGGGTGGGATGCGCAAACCTCCGTCGAGCGGTCGCATCGTACTGGCGATGGACGCCTTTCCGCCAGATCACCGGCGGCGAGACCTGGACAACATCCAGAAGCCGGTGCTCGACGCCCTGGAACACGCGGGCGTCTACGAGGACGACAGCCAGATCGATCTGCTCGTGACGCGCCGCCGCGAGGCGGTGCCTGACGGCAGGCTTCTGGTCACAGTCGAAGAGTTTCCCCTGCGGCGCTGCCCCGTATGCGGCGGCCCGCTGAACGCATGCAACTCGGAGCCAGATTGAGATGCACAGACTGTTTCCAACGCTCCTGATCGTCCTGGATGTGTGCGCCGCCGTGGGATACGTGCCCACGGGCGACTGGCGCAAGGTCATCTACTGGCTGGCGGCCGCAACCCTCACCACGGTGATCACATGGTGATGCAGCTTCGGCCCTACCAGACCGAGGCGGTCGCAGCCGTCTACGATCACCTCCGCAGCCGCGACGACCACCCGTGCGTCGTCATCCCGACGGCGGGCGGCAAGACGCCGGTCATGGCGACGATCTGCCGCGACGCCGTCCAGCAGTGGAACGGGCGCGTTCTGATCCTGGCGCACGTCAAGGAGCTGCTTGAACAGGCGACCGAGAAGCTGCACGCGATGGCCCCAGACCTGTGGAACAAGATCGGGGTCTACTCGGCGGGCCTCAAGAGCCGCGACACCGAGCACCCGATCATCGTGGCGGGCATCCAGAGCGTGTACCGCCGCGCGGCCAAACTCGACCGCTTCGACCTGATCCTGATCGACGAGGCCCACATGCTGCCGCCCGATGGCGAGGGCATGTACCGCACCTTCCTGGCCGAGGCCCGCGCCGTGAACCCCAACGTGCGGTTGGTCGGCCTGACGGCCACGCCCTACCGCATGACCACCGGCATGATCTGCGGGCCGGAGAACCTGCTCAACCACGTCTGCTACGAAGTCGGCGTGCGCGAGCTGATCGTGCAGGGCTTCCTGTGCGGCCTCAAGACCAAGGCCGGTCGGCGCAAGGCCGACACCTCGGGTCTGCACATCCGGGGCGGCGAGTTCATCCCTGGCGAGGTCGAGGCGCTGATGGATGACGACGCGCTGGTGCGGTCGGCCTGCGGCGAGATCGTGGAACAGACGCGGGACCGGCATTCGGTGCTGATCTTCGCCGCCGGGGTGCAGCACGCCATACACGTCCAGCGCACGCTGGGCGAGATGGGGCACACCTGCGGATTTGTCTGCGGCGACACGCTGCCGTTCGAGCGCGCCGATACCCTCAAACGCTTCAAGGACGGCGGCATGAAGTACCTGGTCAACGTCAACGTTCTGACCACGGGCTTCGACGCGCCCAATATCGACTGCGTGGCGCTCCTGCGGCCGACGAACTCCCCGGGCCTCTACTACCAGATGGTCGGTCGAGGGTTCCGCCTGGACCCGTCCAAGGAGAACTGCCTCGTCCTGGACTTCGGCGGCAACATCCTGCGGCACGGGCCGGTCGACGCACTCGAGATCAAGGATCGGTCTGGCGGTGACGGCGAAGCGCCCGCCAAGGAATGCCCGCAGTGCCAGGCGGTGATCCACGCCGCCTACAGCATCTGCCCGGAGTGCGGCTACGCCTTCCCGCCGCCGAGACGTGAACAGCATGACCATGAGGCATCCACGGCCAGCGTTCTCTCCGGTGAGGTCACCGAGACCGAGCACGAGGTCGAGGGCGTCTACTACGGCGTCCACGTCAAGCGCGACGCACCCGAGGACCACCCGCGCACCATGCGGGTCGACTACAAGGTCGGGTTCA